CATCCGAACCATATTTAGTATAGAAAGAATGAGGAAGGGGGCAATGCTTAAATGGAAGTGTTTGTAAAGCGTGAAAACTGGAATGGTGGAATCTGGATGAAGCTGCCAGTCTCGGAGGAACAGGCAGAGCAGGTCCAGGATGAACTGGCCGGGTATCATCCTTCCAGAATGATTCCATTCATAGGAGATGTGGAAGTGCCGGTGGCTGGTCTGGCGCATCTGTTAATTGGAGAATTTGTGTTTCAGGATTCAAACCTGGGGCAGTTAAACTACCTTGCCGCAAAGCTTGGTTCCTGGTCGGAACAGGAGCGGGCTGTATTCGAGACTGTACTGCAGAATGAAAAGCCGGATTCCTTGCTGCGGATTGTGGAGGCAATGGAGCATTTAGACCAGTACGAATGCCATCCAGAGATAAAATCCCTGGAACAGTATGGGCATTATCTGTTTGAGCGGGAAGGAAGAACGCTGCCGGTTGAACTGACCGGCTATTTTGATTATGAAGCATATGGCCGTATTCATATGAAAGCCAGTGAACGGCTGACAGATGAGGGGCTCATCACAAGAATCAAAGAGCCAAAACCGGGAGTGGGAAAGAAGCAGAATCCGGAAGTGGTGCTGCCTGGTTCGGCAGTATTCCGGGTGAATCTGGTATTTGATAAGAGGTGTCCGGAAAAGAGCTGTTTTTACTTCCCCATGACGGAGAAACAGCTGGAGGTCCTGGAGGAGAAGTGCAGAACATATGACGTTGATGAGGTGGCAGACTATCTCAGCAATATCTGGGAGTTGGATCAGTTCTTGCCACCGAGGCTCACATTTAGGGAGTTGAACCAGATCGGAATGGAGTTACAGAACCTGGCGGATAAAACCACTGTGTCAAGAAAGAAACTTCTGGCTTCACTAGAAGCGGAGGTTCCAAGGGATGCAGATGCAGCGTGTCGGATTATCCGTAATTATAAGGACTATGAATTCCTTTCAGTTCAGGAGTTGTCTGCGGAGAGCTATGCGAAGTATCTGTTGAATCTACATCAGATTTATATCGAGAAGGAGCTGGAACCATATGTCCGTCTCCATGAATATGGTTTGCAGAAAATGAAAGAAAACGGGCCAGTGGAGACAATATTTGGCACGCTGATCTGCAAGGGACATCCGATACAGGAACTAAGTCCGTCTGTTCAGGAGTTCCGCCTATACAATTCATTGGCTGTAACTGCCTATTGGAATGAGAGCGACTCCATTGTGCCGGAGCTTTTAAATGGGGAGGAGCTTCTCTCGTATGAAAACATGATTCGGGAAAAGATACAGGCCAGCTTAAAAAGCTGCCCAGAGAAGGGACTGGCAGAATATCTGTTTTCTGAACTGCTTAAAAAACGGGTTGCATCCATGACGCCAGATGTAGAAGAATATGCTGGCAGACTTTGGGGTGTGCTTACAGTACGAACTTACGGAGAATTAAATGACCGGGAGTTGACGGCTGTGATGGAAGAGTGGAAGGCGATGGCAGATAGCGGCTGGGGAGAAGAACTGTTTTACCGGCCTATTCGGACGGAGAAGGGGGAGATCTATATTGGATTCTGGGATACAGACAATAATGACAACCTATTTATAAAAACAGAGGAGGAGTTTCGGCGGGACTGCCTGGGTGGAAGTCAGATTGAGCAGGAGCTGCAGCTTTAAACGAGTGTCTTTCAATACAGGTTTTCAAGGCAAACCCCAAAATGCTTGATTTGAAAAGAACAAATGTTCTGAAGAGTATTGCGATATCAAGTCTGCTCCTGTATAATAGCAGTAGAAAGAGGAGGCGTCAGATCAGATGATTCGGTTATTTGAATTTCGAGATTTGGAAAGGATTATGGAGATTTGGCTGGAGGGGAACCTGAAGGCTCATCCATTTATAAAAGAGGAGTATTGGAGACAGAATTATGAGACAGTCCGCTCTGTGTTGCCAAATGCAGAGGTGTATGTATTTGAGGAAGACGGGGAGGTCCAGGGGTTTATTGGCATGGACGCAGAATATATTGCCGGATTATTTGTAGCGGAGGGACACCGGGGACAGGGGATCGGCCATCAGCTGATTTCAGAGGTAAAGCGGAAAAAGCGCCTATCGTTGCATGTATATGAGAAGAATACAGGCGCTGTGGCATTCTACCGGGCAGAAGGATTCCGTATTGAAAACAGCATGACAGAGAAAGAAACTGGGGAGCAGGAGTATTTGATGGTGTTTCATGAGGACGGCGAATAAAATTGGGGGGCATATTTTGAAAAAAAGTCCCCCTTGGTATGGATATAAGGAAGTTAGTCCTGAGTATCTAAGTTGCAATATTTCGTATGGATACCGAATGGATGAAGGAAAAACAAATTGAAAAAGTGTATTCAACAAAACGGAAGTTGTAACTGGGATTATTTATATTTTCAAGGTAAAAATGTTATGATAAAAGGGTTGCAACTTATAGTTGCGAAACTTCGAGGTTTATGTGGTAGATAGCAACCGCTTAAAATGTTAAGTTTTTATATAACATAGGAGGTACTAATATGACATTTGGAGAAAAACTTCAGTTTTTAAGAAAGCAAAAAGGCTTTTCACAAGAAAGGTTATCACAACAATTAACTGTATCACGACAGGCAATATCTAAATGGGAACTAGGAGAATCATTACCAGATACAGTAAATGTAATACAACTTAGCAAGTTGTTTTCAGTTTCGATTGATTACCTGCTAAATGATAACATTTGCAGTGAGGCTGATATTCCAGCCGTCCAGCATAATACAACTGTTTTACAAGATAAATTTCGTTCTAAAATACTACTTGTTATTGGCTTCATTTGTTCCGCTATCGGTTGTGCTGGAAGTATTACACTAATTGTCCTCTCTACAATGATAAAGGTTCATGTTGAAAAGAAACGTATATTGCCAGACGGTTCGGTTCAATATTACGGTGGTGGAGATATCCTTGGTTATGATTTTTGGAAATTCATATCAGAATATAGGCTGCAAGCATTATTATTTATTTGCATTATTTTAATTATTGCTGGTATTGCTATTATATGGGTGTCAAAGAAGATGGCTAAAACTAAAAGCTTATTATTTTAATGAAAGTAGGAACATACTCTATGCTTGCCAACTTTCGGTTTGTCAGACAATCTCAAAGAATGACAAATTGGGATTTGTGAGGGGGTGAGAAGCAATGGTGAAGCCGATTAGCTATATTTCGTATGGTGAAAACGAGAAAAAAGTAATAAAGGCTGGAATAGTGGAAATTCGTAAAGTTCTTATGGGTAATGATAAAAATAAAAAGAGAAGTCTGTTATTTGCTCTGGATTGGTTTATGGACCCTTACTTTAAACAAGATATTTCAGATATTCACAATGAATTGGTAGAGCTTTTGCAAACAGTGGTAATTTCTTCAACAGATGATGATGTGTCTGAGGATGCTTTACAGCTTTTATGCGATTATGAATGGCCACCTTTTGAAATACTTGAAAAAAATATAGATAGGGTATCGCAGCGATTAAAACCAAATGTACTGTATGCAGTTAATATGAATAAGGAAATATAACTTCCAGTTGATCGAGACGTTGAAGCGGATGAAAAATAAGAAATCTACCGGGCAGAAGGATTCCGTATTGAAAACAGCATGACAGAGAAAGAAACTGGGGAGCAGGAGTATTTGAGGTGTTTCATTGAGGACGGCGAATAAAATTGGGGGGCATATTTTGAAAAAAGGCTCCCTTGGTATGGATATAAGGAAGTTAGTCCTGAGTGTCTAAGTTGCAATATTTCGTATGGATACCGAATGGATGAAGGAAAAACAAATTGAAAAAGTGTATTCAACAAATCGGAATTTTAAGGAGGAAAAGAATATGGACTTAATGAATGAACTTTTGAATTGCCTTAATAGTATCGACTACGATATATTTGACGAAGATTACCTGG